GCAAGAACGAGCTTGGGCAGGCGGACAAGTCCGAGGTGAAGCAAGACATAACCGCCAAGGTGTACGGCAAGCAGTTCGACCTTGACGCCGTGGCGGGGAAGGGGGGCGGGGATGAGTGAGATACCGGACACGTTCTTTGTCCCCCCGCCCGGCGGTTGCCCCGTGTGCAGGGAGCGCGGGTATATTGAAGTTGCCCCGGAACCTAACGCAAAGCCCCCCTCGTCGTTCGAGGCCCTCCTCTACCGCATCGAGTGGTGCCCGATGGGGTGTTTGCCACCCGGCGGGGGCAGCCTGACTGATAGGGAATTACTGCTTATGTGGGAGAAGGAGCATAACTAACGGCCTAGCTGCCTATCGGGGGATAGACGGGCCGCAGCTTGACGGACGCCGTACTCGACGCACCCATAGTAGCGGGCAAGGCTTACGATCCGCTGGGCGGCAACGCCCGGCTGATGTCATGTCAGGACCGCGAGATTCTGTTCGACGGCCCTGCGGGCACCGGCAAGACCCGTGCCGTATGCGAGAAAGCCAACGCCGTAGCGTGGCAGGTGCCCGGCGCTCGCATCCTGTTTCTGCGCCGCTTCCGTGCATCGCTTACAGAATCCGTCCTGGTCACATTCGAGCGTGACGTAGTGCCGCACGACTGGCCCGTGCTGCGCGGCCCGCACCGCCGCATGCGCAGCTCCTACGACTACCCCAACGGCAGCACTATCGTTCTGGGCGGGCTCGCCGACGTTGGGGCCATCGACAAGATCAAGTCAACCGAATACGACCTGATCTGCTTGTTCGAGGCCACGGAGCCGGGCATACGCCTTGAGGACTGGGACGTGGCGCTATCCCGCCTGCGCAATCATGTGCTGCCCTACCAGCAAGCCATAGCCGACTGCAACCCGAGCTTTCCGGCGCACTGGCTCAAGCAGCGTGCCGACGAAGGCAAGATGACCCGCATACAAACGAAGCACGCTGACAACCCCACGGTAACGCCGGAGTACCTTGAAACGCTGCGCAGCCTGAGCGGGCACCGCTATGACAGGCTGTTCCGTGGCGTGTGGGCTGCGGCAGAGGGGCTGGTCTACGACAACTGGGACGAGTCGGTCAATGTGGTGGCGTTCCCCGAGGATCACCCGTGGAAGCGTTGGATACTGAGCGTGGACGCTGGTTATACGAACCCCTGCAGCATGGGTCTATGGGCTGTTGACGGCGATGGCCGGATGCACCGCAAGCAAGAATGGGTGCGCACCCAGCAGCGTGAAGCGCAGGTGGTGGAGCGGGCGGCGCATTACGCTACCCACTACGACCTTGAGGCCGTGGTGGTAGACCCGGAAGCCGCTACGCTGATAGCAGCGATGGAGGAGGCGGGCCTGCCCGTGCAGCAGGCGCACAATCGGGACGTGTACGGCGGCCTGCAGCTTGTGATAGGCCGCATCCCGCCCGCCCTGGACGGCTTCCCGCGCTTGACGATTGACCCGTCTTGCACGAACTCCATCAATGAGGTGCTTGGCTACCAGTGGAAGAAGAATCGGGACGGCTCGCAGCGAGACGAGCCGGAGAAGAAGAACGATCACAGCATGGACGATTGGCGCTATGCCGTCCGGTACTTTGATGACAACTCGGGCGACTGGTCCGTTACGATGCTTTAGGGGGTGGATGATGACCGGGTGCTACATCCCCCAGCCCCGTGATTCCGAAGCCCCCCATGAGGGCAACGCGCAATGAGAAAATCAAGGCGAGACAAATTCGAGCAGGGCCTGGAGCGGTTCAGGGCCAAGAGCGTGACGGCCACAGGATCGCGCGGCTGGTCCTCGCCCGGTATGCCGAACCTCCGGGGCCTCGGCGCATTCGAAGACAAGTCAGTCCTTGAGCTTGAACGCCTCTATGCGCGCATGGAAATAGTCTTCGCCTGCGTCCGTGAGCTGGCGACCTCGGTAGCGGAGGCTCCGCTGCAGCTCGGCGTCGAGACTGACGATGGCTTCGAGCCGGTCGAATCGCACGAGCTGCTTGACCTGTTCTACGATAGCCCGCTATACGATTTCGGTACAATGATCGGGCTGATGGTGACCCGCCTGCACCTGACCGGGGCGAGCCTGAATTTCCTCGAAGGCTTTAAGAACCGTGACGGGGTGGCTGAGATCGTGCCCATGCCGACGCACTTGCTCAAGGTGCGCGCCAACGGGCCGAAGCTGCTGGGGTATGAGCTGCGCAAGAAGAGCGGCGAGCCCGTGCTGCTGCCGCCGGAAGAGGTGCTTGCCGTCAAGCTCGCTGCGCCGTGGTCGTATCACGACTGGGTGGCGCCGCTTTCGACGTGTCAGCGTGAGGTGCAGATTGACAAGGAGCGCCAGCAGTTGACGATGGAAGTCCTGAAGAACAAGGATATTCCGGGGCTGCTGATGCTGACAGAGAACAGCCCGAACCAGGGCCAGCGCCAACAGCTCATGGAGTCGTTCAGCCGCGACGCGGGGCGTGGCGGCCAGAACCGGGGCAGGGGCGTGATACTGCCGCCGGGTGTGTCGAGCGTAGAGGCTGGCATGGACGTGTCGGACATCGACTTCAGCGCCCTCAGCATGATGACTGAGACGCGCATCTGCATGGCGTTCCAGGTGCCGCCGATCATGATTGGCGCAAGCGCCGGGCTGGAGCATGCGACATATGCGAATTATGCAGAGGCCCGCAGGTCGTTCTATGCGGAGACGATACTGCCGCTGTGGAATGCGATGGCTTCATCGTTTACGTCGGCGCTCGTGCCCGAGGGTGAGGAGCTTACGTTCCGCTTCTGCACGGACGAGATCGCCGAGCTGCAAGAGGACCGCAATGAGGCGGCGAAGACGGGCGTCATACTCTACAAGGGTGGGCTGGCTACGCTGAACGAAGCCCGCGAGATGGCTGGCCTGGAGCCGGTGGAAGACGAAGAGGGCGAGGAGCGGTACGCCCCGCAGTTGCCGCCCGCGTTCGGTGGCGGGGGTGAGGGCGATGCGCCGGGCGACCAGAAGCCGCCCGAGGCGGAGAAGCCCGAGCCGGAGGACGGCAAGCGGCTTGAGGGCAAGGACGGCGCGATAGGCAGCTACCCCGGTTCCGGCAAGCTTGAGGATGCGCTGCAGGGGTACTTCCGTGAGCAGGAGAAGGCCCTCAAGGAGCTAGTCAAGACCGGCGACGAGCTGATAGACCTGAGCGCATGGGATGCTGCGCTAGTCGCTGCGATGGCCCCCGAGATGCGGGCCCTCTGGGAGCAGCAGACGAAATCGACCCTGCGCAAGCTGTATACCAGGGCGGGCGAGCTGCCCCGGCTGGAGTCGAGCTTCGAGCTGATCCGGCCCGAGGTGACACAGCAGCTTGAGAAGAACCTGTTGAAGCTGGCCCGATCAGTCAACAAGACTACCCAGACGGCGTTGGAAAATCAAATCGTAGGGGTCATAGACGCCGCTAGAGCGACGAACACTGTCCCCGACCTGACAGGGGCCGTGCGGGATGTGTTCAAGGGCATCAGCGAGAAACGCGCCAGAGTCATTGCCATCACGGAATCGAGCCGGGCGTCGCATGACGGGCAGACGCTGGCGGCGGCCAAGTCGGGTATGGTGCGCGGGCTCAAGACGATAGTGAGCCCCGACGCCTGCGATCTGTGTCAGTATTACAACGCCAATGGCGACCCGACCGGCGTGCCGGTTCACCAGTACCAGGACATCGGTAGCGCGGTTGCTGGCGTTGGGAACTATGCAAGCGAGGCTCCGCCGTTCCACCCGAATTGCAAGTGCACGCAGGTAGAGGTGCTGCTTGACGAGCCCGAGCCGATGATTGTGGAGCCGGAGCGGTCGTGGTCATGGCGTGAGCAGACAGGAGGATAAGCTGATGGATGCCACTGAGAAGCGGGGCGTGCTGCTGCCCGTCCCCGGCAAGATGGAAGCCAAGAAGACCGACGAGGGCAAGCTCTATATCGAGGGCTACGCCTCGGTCTTCGACGTGACCGACTACGACGGCGACCGGGTTGTGCGGGGCGCATTCAAGAAGACCATCGAGGAGCGCGTGGCTAAGGGCCAGTGCGCGCTCATGGTGCGCCACATGGTCAGCGGCGGTGACAGCACCGAGGCCATCGGCAAGATCGTCGAGGGGAAGGAAGACGATATCGGCTTCTGGATTCGCGCCGAGCTGTTCGACACCCAGCTTGCCCGCGACTCGCACAACAAGGTCAACGGAGCGCCCGACTTATTCGGCATGAGCATCGGCGGCTACTGGGTGCAGACCCGCAACATCGAGGACGAGGGCGGCAAGGCCACGGGGCTTGAGATACAGGAGGTCAAGCTGCTGGAAGTGACGCTGACGATGCTGCCCTCGAACGAAGCGACAATGGGAACGGTGGTGGCGAAGATGCGCGACCTCGAAGCCACCGTGGGGGAATTGGCAGAGAAGATCGATGGCAAGGCAGAGCCGCCTAGCACGGGTACAACGGAGCCCGCCGCTTCGCACTCCAGACAGCCGGAGATCAATCGAAACCAGCGGCGAATCGCGCTGCTGGGTCTGGAGGTGCGGAAATGACCGTGAAGGAGATGCAGGAGAGAGCCAAGGCGCTCAACGCCGAGGCCGCCGATCTCGACAAGAAGATTGCCGAGACGGAGGACGAGGCGGAGCAGCGCGTCTATGGCAAGCAGCGTGACGAGAAGCTCGCCAAGGTTGACGAGTTGATCGGCAAGGCGACGGCGATGGCCGAGGCTGAGGCTCGGGCCGAGAAGATCGCCAAGATGGCCGATGACACCCCGGCTGGCAAGAAGGGCGAGCTTGAGGGCGTCGAGGTGCCCGACAGCGAGCACAACCAGCTTGCGGGCAAGAAGCAGCTTGACGATGCGTCCCGGTCGCTTCTGTTCTGCGCCGTGGGCGACGAAGAGCAGCTGCTCTCGAAGATGCCGGTGGGCGTGGCCGAAGAGGTCTTCTACGAGGACCGCGAGGCACCCTACCGCATGCCGTCGTACATGGTCGATTACATGATCTACGGCAAGAAGGCGTTCGGCGGGCTCAAGGGCAAGACCGAATACACGATGCTGACCTCTGACGCTTCCGGGTCGCAGTCCGGCGGCGGAAGCATCGTGCCCGACGAGTTCGTCAACGAGCTCTACAAGCTCCCGATGTTCGAGGCCCAGCTCATGCCCCGCTGCTACGTCAAGCGGGCGGTCGGCAAGAACGCCCTGTTCCCGCGTCTGTCGGGGCAGAGTAGCGAGCGTTACGGTGTCTCCGTGACGGTCGGGACCGAGGGTTCGGCGATCACCGAGTCTGATCCGGTCGTGAACCAGCTCTCAATCGGGACGGAGCAGATTTCGGCGATAGCCTACGCTTCGCTCAAGGAGATGCGCGTCAACAAGGTCGGCATGCAGGCCGAGATTGCCAACCTGTTCCGTGGCGCGTGGACCTACAAGATCGACAACCTGATCCTTGAGGGCGGCGAGACGAACTTCGTCGGCATCAACACGAACACCGCGCTCACGGCTGGCGTCAATCGGCAGACCCGCGAGACGGCTTCGCAGGTCAGCTACGTCGATCTCGTCAACCTGCAGTTCGCGGGCAACACCGGCAACAGGGGCCGGAGCCTCTACATCATCAGCGACGGCTCCACCTCGGCGCTGAAGTATATCATGTCGCTGGATGACACCGGCGGCCACCCGGTTCTGCTCGGCGAGGGTTCGAGCTGGGCTGAGGGCATGGCCGGGCGTCTGGTCGGGCACCAGTATATCCCGACAGAGGCGAACACCAGTGCGGTCGGAAGCCGTGGAGATGTCATCTTCGGCGACCTGTCCGCGTACGGCATCTGCATTGACCAGGACTTCTCGTTCGCCAAGAGCGAGGACTACAAGTTCAATCAGGCGCTCGTGACGTTCCGGGTTCTCTCCTACGTCGGCGGCAAGTGCCTCGGCGAGGATGCGTTCACGGTGCTGTGTGACCCGTCGGGCGTGAGCTCTAGCTCTAGCTCGTCCTCGTAGTAGCAACCCGCTGGCGGGGGGCGGTAATAGGGCCGCCCCCCCCCGGCAGGAGGGTAGGCAGATGGCGAGGCATGTAAAATACACCTACATGTACCAGTATACGGTGAAGCTGACCACGACGCCGACGGTGGTGGCGAACGTGGATACCAAGCGCCGGTACATGGCGATGACGCTGGATTCGACGAAGCACGGTCACTTGCATTGGGGGAACCCGAATGCGGGTGCTGGCGCGCACCGTGGGCTGATTCTCTCGGCGCTGGTATCTGAGGAGGTCAACGCCTCAGAGGTGCTTGAATTCACCAACGCCAAGATGAACCTTCCGAGCCAAGCGGCATACGCGTGGCTGTCGGCTTCGGGCGGCAACGATCTGCTGCATATCGTGGTCGGCTACGACAGCGCCGATGATGTGCTGGCACCCCCGAGCGCCGATATATCGTCTTCGAGCTCAAGTTCGTCGTCGTCTTCGCCGTCATCTTCGGCAAGTTCGACTTCCAGCGTCTCGGCGAGTTCGACTTCGAGCGCATCGGCGTCCAGCGTATCGGCGAGTTCGACTTCGAGCGTCAGCGCATCGTCCAACAGCAGCTCCTCGACATCGAGCTACAGTTCGCCGTCAAGCTCGGCAAGCTCGACTTCGAATTAAGGGCGGCGTAAGGGGTGAGCCATGTCCAGTAGCAGTAGCTCGGAAGCTGAACACAGCCTCGTGACGGTGGCCCGTGCGCGGCGGCATCCGGCGCTGTCGGATATCAATACCACGCTGCTGCAAGAGGTCTTGCAGGCGGCCACGGAGGCGGTCGAAGACTACTGCGACCGGGAGTTCGAGTATCGCAGCCGCACCGAGGTTCACGACGGCAAGGACAGCGATACGCTCTGGCTCAAGGTCGTGCCGGTATCATCCATCACCTCGATCACCATCACCGAGGCGGACGGCGATACCGAGGCCCTGACCATATCAACGGATGTCGTCTATAACGCCGATACCGGCGCGGTGACATTTGGGCCTGATAACGGCAGCACGTACACGAGATGGCCGGACGCCTACCCCCGGAACGTCTCGGTGGTGTATGTCGGCGGCTACACGACCGTACCCGATGCGATTCAGCAGGCGGTGATTCTGGTGACGATTCAGATCCTCAAGCAGTCTGGATCGGACCAGCCGATAGGCTGGAAATCCGGCAGCATGGGCGAAGACCGCTGGACGAAATGGGAAGACGTGCAGCTCATTACCCCGGCGGTTGCTGCACTACTGGCGAAGCATCGCAGACTGGAGTTCTGATGCCTGGCGAAATCACCAGCTCCGGCGTGATGCCGGCCGTGCAGAAGAACGGCAACGTCAAGACCAGCACGGTCGCCGCAGTCATGGCGGCTGTGCTGCTCGCGGTCAGCGCGGTCCTCTTCCTTTGGCGAATGGACGCGGCGCAGGGGATGGTTGCGCACGGCCTCGATACCCGCGTGACCAGACTTGAGGAGCGGTATGAGGCCATAGACAAGAAGCTGAATATCCTACTTGAAAGGGGGAGTTAGCATGCGCAACGTAGCGGGGCTGTATGTGGCGGTCATTCTGGTGTGCGGCTGCACGCTGCTCATGCCGCCGGAGGCGAAGCAGGAATGGGCCGAGATTACTGCTTCACTCGACACAATCGAGGCGGAGATCGAGGCCGTGGCCGTCAAGGTCGAGAACAAGGAGATGACGGTTGCGGACGGTATCGAGGCCGCCGGGGCGCTGCGCGCCGAATGGCTGGCGCTGCAGGAGAAGCGGAAGGCCCTGGAGGCGAAGGGCGTCAAGTGGTATCACGTCGCCATCGGCCTGCTCGGTTGGGCGTCCGGCAAGGGCTGGCTTACGTCGCTCGTCCTGAACCGGGTGGTGAAGGGCGTTGAGAAGTCGGGCTCCGGCGAGGTGAAGCAGGCGATTGCGACGGAGTCGGGCAAGGGTATTCTGGGCCGCGTGCTATCGGCATGGCTGGCCTCGCGGGTGCAGAGGATGACGTAATGCCGTTCTACATCACAGACAAGACGAAAGAGGTCATAGGACGCCCTGACCCGGTGCCTGTTGTTGAGGGGCTTGGCAAGTGGCAGGCGCAGGGGATTCATCCGGATGGCCGCTTCGTCTACTGGAGCGAGAAGAAACTGGACGGCGAAGAGGCTGTGACCGAATGGCCGAACGGCGTCAAGATGGTCGAGGGCGAGTGTACCAACGAGATTCACGACGGCGAGCCGGAGGCCGACCCGGAAGTAGTCAAGCAGATGATCGAGCAGGCGGCGCGGGCGGCGATTGAGTCGGGCGACCTGTCGCTAGACGCAGACGGCAAGCTGGCACTGAAGACGGCCGTGGCCGTGCCGGAGGTTATCGACCGTGGCTAACAGCTACTCAGCCCCCGACTTCGACATCGACACCGATGCCACGATTACTGAGCTTGAGACGCTCAAGGGCAGCGCGCTTGCGTTGACCGACAAG